CGTAAGTGGGTCGTCAGTAATCTGGACAATGATACTACTGTACTTCTCCGTCGTATTTACGATTCTCTTTACGAAAGTCTGGTTCCTGCTTCTATTCCTGCTGCTGTTCTTGTGCTCGCTAAGTATCAGTATCAAGGAGCATTTGTCGCAGACCAAGAAATAAACATGCTTGCCTGCTTGACCGAAGTAATGGTGGAGTGTGAGTTTAAATGAAAAACAAGAAACTCAAAGCACTAATACAAAAACCATTAAGGTTTCATCATCAAGATATTCACGAAGAACTCGATGAACTGAAAAAGCAACATCAGGTCAAGTCCAAGTGGTATTACATCTTCTGGGGTGCTTGCGCCGTTGCTGTTGTTGGTGGTCAAATCTATGTTGGAACTGGATATCGTGAGATGGCAGAAGCAACTAAAAATACTGAAATTGTTGTGAGGTGTGTAAATGGGTCTGCTCAAAATTGACATTAAATCCCTTAAGGAAGTTGCAGTTAAAACAACCCCTGAAAATGTGAGAGGGGCAAATGAAGGTCTCTTTCGTGCTAAAATGACTCTTCCTGCTGCCGCAAAACATTGTGGCATGACGCAGAAAGAAATGAAACTCACTTTTAGAGAGTATTTGAAGTATCATCCTAAAGATTATGAAGTCTCTTAAAACACCCTTGAGGTATCCTGGAGGTAAGTCCCGTGCTTGTGAAAAGATGGGACCTTACTTTCCAGATCTTCGCAACTATGCTGAGTTCCGAGAACCATTTCTTGGCGGAGGAAGTGTTGCAATTTATATCACTAAGAAATATCCCAACCTAGATATTTGGGTGAATGATTTGTATGAACCTCTTGTAAATTTCTGGCAACAACTCCAGATTTTTGGAAATGATCTTAAAAATAAACTGGAAGAACTTAAACTGAGAAACAATACACCAGAACTAGCAAAGGAACTTTTTCTTAAAGCAAAGGAGCAAATCAATGACCAAAGTTTGCCTAGCATTGATCGTGCTGTGGCTTTCTATATTGTCAATAAGTGCTCTTTCAGTGGTCTCACGGAGAGTTCATCATTTTCTCAACAAGCCTCCATTTCCAACTTCAGTTTGCGGGGTATCGAAAAACTGCCTGCGTATTCTAAACTGATTGAACATTGGCGTATAACTAATTATTCGTATGATTATCTGATGGATGGAAATAAAGATGCTTTTATGTATCTCGATCCTCCTTATGACATTAAGGATAATCTCTACGGGCGTAAGGGATCAATGCACAAAGGATTTGATCACGATAAGTTTGCTGCTGATTGTGATGCTAACGATATGGATCAGTTGATTAGTTATAATTCTGACCAACTCGTAAAAGATAGATTTACAAACTGGAACGCTGCTGAGTTTGATCTAACTTATACGATGCGTTCTGTTGGTGAATATATGCGTGAGCAAAAACAACGTAAAGAACTTTTGTTATCTAATTATACTGAAGGTCCAAAAATTCAGTTTAGTTTTGCTGGTTGCTACAAATATGATAAATTAAAAAAAGAAGGTTTAATTAATGACTGAATTGAAGGACTGGTTAAACTCTATTAATCAGACGAAGCAACACCTGATTGACGAAGACCCCTCTCTTGAAAAGGAATATGCTCCTTATATTATCAATCGTTGTCTATCAGGTCATCTTGATTGCGTTCTGTTTGCGAATGAAATGAATCGCTATCATTTCCTCCCAAAGAAACTTCAATATGACTTTTTTATAAATAGTCTGAGGAAAAAGAAGAGATTTTCTCCCTGGCTCCGACAAGATAAAATCAAAGACCTTGATTATGTTAAACGTTACTATGGTTTTAGTAATGAAAAGGCAAAACAAGCTTTGAGGATTCTTACTAAAGAACAACTAACATTTATAAAATCGAAATTTGAAACTGGAGGAACAAAATGAGTGTCGTTCAAGAACCTGAAGTGAAGTGGACGCCCGACCAAATGGTGGAAGTGATTCTTAATGAACCTGATGATTTTCTTAAGGTTCGTGAGACTTTGACCCGTATCGGAGTTGCTTCAAGAAAGGAAAAGAAAATCTATCAGTCTTGCCATATTCTGCACAAGCAAGGTAGATATTATCTCGTTCACTTTAAGGAACTGTTTGCTCTGGATGGCAAACATGCTAACCTGACCGTGAATGATGTGCAACGTCGCAATCGTATCGCTCAACTTCTCGCTGATTGGGGGCTGATTGATATTGTTGATGCTACCAAGATTCAAGATATTGCACCACTTAATCAAATTAAAGTCCTTGCTTATAAGGATAAGGGAGACTGGATTCTGGAAACCAAGTATAATATTGGATCCAAGAAGAAGAAAGTTGAGGATGCTGAGTGATGTCTTCGGGAAGTTTTGAATTTCGTTTTCGTCACCAAAACGAAGGTGCCGCCTGGCATAACAATCCTAATGCTAAGTTTGCTCTTCCCGATGAAGATGTAGAGATTAGATGTGATGATCCATATCTAAATGAAAATCAATTCCTAGAAATGGTTCGCAGATTTTTCATTGCTTGTGGGTATACCGAACAACAATGGAAAGATGCTTTAAAAGTTCATCTTAAAGAAGTGGAAACCGAATAAAAGAATTACGGGGTTCAACACCCCGTTTTTTGTAAGAAGTATTATAATTATATACGGATGCCGAAAGGGTCCACAAAACACAAACTCGCTTTTAAAGGAGCTACCATAATGACAAGTTCTACGAGATATACTGCTGCGGATCTTCCTGCTTTGATGGAACGAATTACCCGCAATAGCATTGGAATGGATGAATACTTCGATCGTCTTTTTAATCTTCACGAAACTACAACGAACTACCCCCCATATAACCTAGTACAAATAAATAATGTTGAATCCCATCTGGAACTCGCATTAGCAGGATTCAAGAAAGGAGAGGTAAATGTTTTCACAGAGTATGGAAAACTTTTTGTCGAAGGGCAAAAAGCAGATGCCGAATCGGATAGGACGTTTATCCACAAGGGAGTGGCTAGCAGAAGTTTTAAAAGAGCGTGGACTTTATCCGACGACACAGAAGTCCGTGAAGTCACATTTGAAGACGGACTTCTACGGATCGTACTTGGGAAAATAGTGCCAGACCATCACGCTCGCAAGGACTATCTCTAAATAAAAATAAAAATGAAATCTTTCCACCAATTTCTTAATGAAATAAAGACTATTTCATATCCAGCAGCAAAAGCACATAAGGTTTATCATAAAGGAAGAGTGACTAATGTAGGTGCTGGAAGAGCAGTTCCTATTAATCCTGGAAGTGGTGCTGGTGATGGTGGTGGAGGTAATGGTGACTAAATATCTTTGAATATCGTCGGCGCTATGCCACGGGAGGTAACTGGCAAAAACCAGTTGACACCTCCCTTTTTAATTTGCTATAATAGTAAGGAGAAGTACTGAACGCATGTCAATCAAATTAGTTATTCTGAAATCTGGGGAAACTGTTATTTCAGATGCAAAAGAGTTGATTGTTGAAGAAGATAAAATTGTTGGATATCTTCTAAACAATCCTTTTAAAATTACCAGTCAAAAGTCACTTCTTCTTACTGAAGAAGTGAAGGATAGTGATAGTATGGTCGAAATCACTATGTCTCCATGGATTCTTTTAACCTCTGATACTGCTATTCCAATCAAACCTGATTGGGTGGTTACAGTTGTCGAGCCAATGGAATCTGTTAAGCAAATGTATGAGGAGAGAGTAAATGCCTTTAAACAACAAACAGATCAAGGGACTTCTTCTGAAAGTTGATAACGTAGTTATCTGTGAAGTCATTGAGGTTGAGGCAGAACCAGGGGAACCTAACTGCAAAATAATCAATCCATATGAGTTCGTTGATGGTGAATTGGTTCCATGGCCAGAAGTATCTGGTCAAAATGAATTAATGCTTCGCTCCAGTGACATTCTTACTGTAGTTGAACCAAAAGAAGAAATTATTCAAAAGTATCTTGAACTAACTGCATAATGCGATTTTATACTAACGTCCAGATGGTCGGGGATCACTTCTTGGTCCGTGGTTATGAAAATGGAAAACATTTCATTACCCGTGAGAAGTTTAACCCGACTCTTTTTATCCCTGCAAATAAAAAAACAAAATATAAAACTCTTACGGGAGATTACGTGGATGAGATTCATCCTGGAACTGTCCGCGAATGTCGAGAGTTTATTAAAAAGTATGAGAATGTTGAGGGATTTAAAATTTATGGAAACGATAAGTACATCTATCAGTATATCTCTGAAACGTATCCTGAAGAAGAATTAAAGTTTGACATCAATAAAATTAAACTCACTACTCTTGATATTGAGGTTGCATCGGAGAATGGATTCCCTGATGTAGAGTCTGCTGCAGAGGAAGTTCTTCTTATCACAATTCAAGATTATGCTACGAAACGAATTCGTACCTGGGGTCTTGGACCTTTCAACAATCCAGGCAAAGATGTAGTCTATAAGCAGTTTTCTACTGAGTATGATTTATTGCATGATTTTATCAACTGGTGGATGATTGAAGAAAATACTCCAGAGGTGATAACTGGATGGAATATCCAACTGTATGATATTCCATATCTTGCCCGTCGTTTAGATCGTGTTCTTGGCGAAAAATTGATGAAGAGATTATCTCCTTGGGGTCTTGTCACTGAGGATGAAGTGTATATTTCTGGACGTAAGCATATTTCTTATGATGTTGGTGGAATCACTCAACTGGACTATCTGGATTTGTATAAAAAATTCACTTATACTAATCAAGAATCTTATCGTCTTGACCATATTGCAAATGTGGAATTGGGGCAGAAAAAACTTGACCACTCTGAGTTTGATACTTTTAAAGACTTCTACACCAAGGGTTGGCAAAAATTTGTAGAGTATAACATTCTTGACGTGAAACTTGTTGATCGTCTGGAAGATAAGATGAAACTTATTGAACTTGCCGTGACAATGGCACTTGACGCAAAGGTCAATTTTGTCGATGTGTTTTTTCAAGTAAGAATGTGGGACAGTATCATTTACAATTATCTCAAGAAGAGAAACATTGTAATTCCCCCAAAAGAACGTTCTGATAAGGATTCTAAGTATGCTGGTGCTTATGTTAAGGAACCGATTCCTGGAATGTATGATTGGGTGGTAAGTTTTGACTTGAACTCTCTGTACCCTCACCTGATTATGCAATACAACATCTCTCCAGAAACCCTTCTGGACGAGAGGCATCCAACTGTAACTGTTGATAAGATTCTAAATCAGGATCTTACCTTTGAGTTGTATAAAGATAAGGCAGTGTGTGCTAATGGAGCAATGTTCCGCAAAGATGTGCGTGGGTTCCTCCCAGAACTGATGGAAAAAATCTATCAAGACCGCACTATCTACAAAAAGAAAATGCTTGCAGCAAAGCAAGAATATGAAAAGACTAAAAATAAGGAATTAGTTAAAGAGATTGCTCGGTGTAACAATATCCAAATGGCGAGGAAGATTCAACTTAACTCTGCTTATGGTGCTATCGGCAATCAGTATTTCCGTTATTACAAATTAGCAAACGCTGAGGCAATCACTTTGTCTGGTCAGGTTTCTATCCGTTGGATTGAGAACAAGATGAATGCCTATCTAAACAAAATTCTCAAGACAAAAGAGGTTGATTATGTTATTGCTTCTGATACTGACTCCATTTATCTTGATATGGGTCCTCTGGTTGAAAGTGTATACAAGGGAAGAGAGAAAACTACTCAAAGCGTTGTTTCGTTCCTTGATAAGGTCGCTAAGGTGGAACTTGAGAAGTATATTGAAAGTTGCTACCAAGAACTGGCAGACTATGTGAATGCCTATGACCAGAAGATGCAGATGAAGCGTGAGAACATTGCCGAGCGTGGAATCTGGACTGCTAAGAAGCGTTATATCCTCAATGTCTGGGATAGTGAAGGTGTTCGCTATGAAGAACCCAAACTCAAGATTATGGGAATTGAAGCAGTCAAATCTTCTACACCAGCACCTTGTCGCAAGATGATTAAGGATGGTCTCAAACTGATGATGAATGGAACTGAAGAAGAGGTGATTGAGTTTATTGATAAGTGTCGTGAAGAATTTAAAAGTCTTCCACCAGAACAAATTGCTTTTCCACGTACTGCTTCTGATGTTCGTAAGTATCATTCTTCTTCCAGCATTTATGCACCTAAAACTCCAATTCATATTCGTGGAGCACTTTTGTTTAACTACTACGTCAAAGACAAAAAACTCACTAATAAGTATTCATTAATCAATAATGGTGAGAAGGTTAAATACATTTTCTTAAAAAAACCAAATACTATTCAAGAAAACGTCATTTCATTCATTCAGGAATTTCCTAAGGAACTTGCTCTTGACAAATACATTGACTATGAATTACAATTTGAAAAGAGTTTCTTAGATCCACTCAAGTCAATCCTTGATACGATTGGATGGAATGTGGAAAAAACTGTAAACCTTGAATTATTTTTTGCCTAATGGATTTGCCTATTAACGACGAAGAGCTAAAGAAAATTGTCAGTGCTCTTGGATTTGGGGGAGATGCTGCTTTGTATCATAAACTAAAACTGGTAAAAGAACTTAGAGAACAGGGTTTACCTTATAAAAAAATACTTCGTGAAGAGTATGGGATGACAGTATGATAACCCTTCCTATAAGTGAAAAAGAGTTGAACATTATTATTAATAGTTTAAAGGGGAATCATCCTGCTCTTTACTCTAAACTTTGGACTTATAAAATGAATGATTTGAATACGGAAAAAAATAAGAATGAATTATCCATCAAACAAAATTATTAATGATTATATCATTTTAGATAATTTTGTACCAGTAAGTTTGCAAAATGAAATTGAAGAAATGCTACTCTCTTCAAATTTTCCTTGGTATATTTTTTCAGAGATTTGGTTGGGCGCTTCAACCCCACAAAATTTATTGAGTAATAAAAATATATTAAATGCTTCTGGATTGGTGCATAATTTTGTAAATGAGGGACTGCCAGGATCCGAATATAGACATTCATTTATTTACATCTTACATTTTTTATCTAAGGAATTAAAATTTGATGTAAATGAGATTTTGAGGATAAGAGGAAGAACAACCTTTCAATATCCAGAATCAAATCATAATACTTTTTGTGGTCCGCATGTTGACTTTAGTATGCGTAACGATTACTATAGTCTAATATATTATGCCAATGATTCTGATGGAGACACCTTCTTATTTGAAGAAGAACGAACAGATAAAGATTCAAATTTTCATCCAAATCTTTCAAACTTAAAAATAAGACAGAGGATAACTCCAAAAAAGGGAAGATTGTTATTATTTAATGGTAATATCCTACACGCTGGAAACTGCCCAATAAATTCACAAGTTAGGTGTGTTATAAATTATGATTTTACCGCTTCAAAAAACTACTATGGTAATTAATTATGGATTTTCTTAAAGAAATTGTAAAAGAGGTTGGTGGTGAATACACCAAACTTGCTTCCGATATTGATGAGACTGAGACTTATGTTGACACGGGTTCGTACATTTTTAACGCACTGGTTTCAGGTAGCATATTTGGCGGTGTATCTGGCAATAAGATTACTGCTATTGCTGGAGAGTCTAGTACTGGAAAGACTTTCTTTTCTCTCGCTGTGGTTAAGAATTTTCTTGATAATAACCCCGATGGTTATTGTCTCTACTTTGATACTGAAGCCGCTATTACCAAATCACTCTTGGAGTCACGCGGCATCGACACATCTCGTCTTGTCGTGGTTAATGTTGTCACCGTAGAAGAGTTTCGTGGAAAAGCACTCAAGGCAGTAGATATTTACTTAAAAAAACCTGAAGGAGAACGCAAACCTTGTATGTTTGTGCTAGACTCTTTGGGTATGCTTTCAACCGAGAAAGAGATTACCGATGCACTGAATGATAAACAAGTTCGTGATATGACTAAATCACAACTTGTCAAAGGTGCTTTCCGTATGCTCACTCTCAAGTTGGGTCAGGCAAACATTCCAATGATTGTAACCAATCACACTTACGATGTCATCGGTGCTTATGTTCCTACTAAGGAGATGGGAGGTGGCAGCGGTCTTAAGTACGCCGCTTCTACTATCATATATCTTAGTAAGTCTAAGGAAAAGGATGGAAAAGAAGTCATTGGAAACATTATCAAGGCAAAGACTGCTAAGTCGCGTTTGAGTAAGGAGAATCAACAAGTTGAAGTCCGTTTATTTTATGATGAGCGCGGTCTTGATCGCTATTATGGTCTTCTGGAACTCGGGGAACTCGCTGGACTCTGGAAGAATGTTGCGGGGCGTTATGAAATTAATGGCAAAAAACTTTATGCGAAAGAAATCCTAAAAAATCCCGACCAGTATTTTACCGAAGAAGTAATGCAGCAACTTGATGCTGCCGCGAAACAACAATTCTCTTATGGAACGAATTGAGACAACTATTCTCAGAAACTTAGTATTTAATGAAGACTACTCACGCAAGGTCATTCCTTTCATACAACCAGATTATTTTGAGCAAAAGACGGAAAAGATCATTTTTGAGGAGATTGTTCAATTCATTGTTAAGTATGGTTCAGCAATCACGATTGAAGCACTCAATATTGAGGTAGAGAATCGCACAGATCTCAATGAAACTGAAGTCAAAGAGATTCGAGAAATCAATTCGTTTTTAAATGATGCTCCTGTAGAAAAGCAATGGTTACTTGATACTACTGAAAAGTGGTGTCGTGACCGTGCCATTTACTTGGCACTTATGGAGTCAATTCATATTGCTGATGGAAATAATGATAAGAAAAATCGTGATGCGATTCCAAGCATTCTTTCTGATGCTCTAGCAGTATCGTTTGATAATAATATCGGACACGATTATCTTCAGAACTATGAGGAGCGATATGAGTTTTATCACCGTAAAGAAGATAAGATCGAGTTTGATCTGGAATATTTCAACAAAATCACAAAGGGTGGGCTCCCTAATAAGACTCTCAATATCGCTCTCGCTGGGACGGGCGTTGGGAAATCGCTATTCATGTGTCATTTGGCTGCTTCCGTCTTACTGCAAGGCAGGTCCGTTCTCTATATCACTCTTGAAATGGCAGAAGAGCGAATTGCAGAGAGGATTGATGCGAACCTTCTCAATGTACCGATTCAGCAACTGGTTGATCTCCCACGTTCGACATTCGAGAACAAAGTAAATAGTATTGCAAAGAAGACACAAGGTTCTTTGGTCATCAAAGAATACCCAACTGCTTCTGCTCATTCAGGACACTTTAAAGCACTTCTCAATGAACTTGCTCTCAAGAAGTCATTTAGACCTGATATTATTTTCATTGATTACCTTAATATATGTGCTTCCAGCAGGTATAAGTCAAACCTTTCTGTCAATTCATATTCGTACATTAAGGCAATTGCTGAAGAACTTCGCGGTTTGGCAGTGGAATTCAATGTTCCCATTGTCTCTGCTACCCAGACTACTCGCAGTGGTTATGGGAACTCTGATGTTGAACTTACTGATACTAGTGAGTCCTTTGGTCTCCCTGCTACTGCTGACCTTATGTTTGCCCTTATTAGCACTGAAGAACTTGAACAGTTGGGACAGATTATGGTGAAGCAATTGAAGAACCGTTATAATGACCCCACTATCTACAAGCGTTTTATTGTGGGTATTGACCGTGCTAAAATGAGACTGTATGATTGCGAACAGTCAGCACAAAAAGATATACTTGACTCTGGAAACGAAGACGAGTATAATGATAACGAAGACAAGAAACCTAAAAAGTCGTTTGAAGGATTTAAATTTTAATGGAAACTGCTAAACACGTAGATTTTGATAAGTATGCTGAGTTTGTGGATGCTGTAACTTCTGATGCATCCAAAGACTTTCTTTCTCTATCTGATCGCCTTGTTGCTCTTGATGAGAAAGGTGCCAATATTGAGCGTCTCCTGACTGCTGCTGTTGGTATTAATGCCGAAGGTGGTGAGTTTATGGAAATCGTGAAGAAAATGATTTTCCAAGGCAAACCCTTCAATGAAGATAATCGAGAGCATATGATTATCGAACTGGGTGACATTATGTGGTATGTTGCTCAAGCTTGTATGGCACTTGAAGTAACTCTTGATGATGTGGTTGCTAAAAATGTGCAGAAACTTCTCAAGCGTTATCCTGAAGGTGCTTTTGATGTTTATTTCTCTGAAAACCGTGCTGCTGACGACCGATGACTAAAGAAAAGAAAGTAACTCTAAAACTTGATGTTCGTGCTGCGGCAGCAGTTCGTCAAATTCTTTTTGAGGCACAACGTGGTTATAGTTATGAACATGTTCCTGAAAGAATCACTGAACTTCGCTCTGTGATTCTGGAACTTGATTCTGGAATCGGTGCGATTGTTGGTGAATAAATAATTGACCCTTAGGGGTTTTTGGGGAATTAGCTCAGTTGGTAGAGCGCCTGCTTTGCAAGCAGGATGTCAGGAGTTCGAGTCTCCTATTCTCCATTGCATTTTATTATAAAATAATATGAAAGTACATCTGATTGATAATTTTTTACCAGAAGAAGAATTTCAAAAAATTCGTGGGTTTATAATGGGCGATTGCTTTGACCATAGTTACCCTTCTTTGCCTTGGTATTATGGAAAAGTATTGTCTGAAAATATAAAAGATTTTTCTTCACCGTCGTGTAATGATGATGATAATTATCAATTCAGTCATGTTTTTTATGTTGCTGATGCTCCAACTTCAGCATTAATTCAAAACTTACAACCGCTTATTGAATCAATGCCAGAAGTTGGTTGTCGCTCTTTTGTTAAGATAAAGGCTAATTTAAACCCAAGGACTGATAAAATAATCGAGCACGGATTTCATATTGATATTGGAAATTTTGAGGGTGGAAAGACTGCGATTTATTATCTCAATACAAATGATGGATATACAAAATTTGAAACTGGTGAAACGATTGAAAGCGTAGAAAACCGATTAATTATATTTGATCAAAGTCTTTTGCATACTGGTACAACTTGTACAGATGCCCATGCAAGATATGTTATTAATTTAAACTTTTTCTAATTCTAATTTAAAAAAAATGAAAGTTCATATCATTGACAATTTCTTACCTGAAGAAGAATTTAATCAAATTAAAAATTTTATTACTGGTAAAACAATTCCGTGGTATCATGGTCAAGTAATTGAAGAAAATATTCCAAATATATCTTCAATAGATTGTACCACTGAAGAAAACTACCAATTTAGTCATATTTTTTATATTGATGACCAGGCAGCACCTTTTATTGGAAGTATATCTCCACTTGTTGATGGTATTATACAAGTTGGATGTCGTTCTTTAGTGAGAATAAAGGCCAATTTAACGTTAAAAACAGATGAAATAATCGAACATGGGTTTCATGTTGATTATCAAGACTTTGATGGTGGTAAAACTGCAATTTATTATGTCAATACAAATAATGGATATACTAAGTTTGAATCTGGAGATACTGTAGATAGTTTAGAAAATAGATTAGTTGTTTTTGATGGGACTATGCTTCATACTGGTACAACCTGTACTGATAAAATAGGAAGATACGTTATTAACTTTGACTTCTTCTGATTTATGGAAGTAATTGATAATTTTTTACCTGATACGGCTCACCAAAAATTTTTTCATTTAATCAAGAGTAATACATTTCCTTGGTTTTTGTCAGAAGTTTTAGAGACAGAATATCATCCGATAGAATGTAATGAAAACGATAACTACCAATTCAGTTATATTTTTTGTTCATCAAGAGATGGTGTTCTGAGAAAGGGTAGATTTTTTGAAGACGCATTTCCATTCTTTCAAAAACTAACTCCAAGAAATGTTCTCGTGATTAAGGCAAATCTTACATTGAGGACCAATAAAATAATAGAGCATGGTATGCATGTCGATCATCATTTCAAGTCAAAGACTGCTGTTTATTATGTAAATAGCAACGATGGATATACAAAATTTGAAACTGGTGAAATTGTAGAGAGTGTTGCAAATAGGATTGTAATCTTTGATAGTGATATCAAACATACGGGTACAACATGCACTAATGCTTTGGGAAGATTTGTTGTCAATCTAAATTACTGGCAGTAAAATAAATACTTAAAAAGTCTTATGTCTAGTAGTTCAAAAGACGACAATTGGAGAAAGCATTGGAGAGGAACTCCAACTATACTAACAACCATTAAAAAGGCATCTCCTTATTTTGAAGATCCAGCGACTGGTGGAAGGGGAACGGGATACTTGTCTATTGGACAACAAGTTACCTATGTGGATGCGCTTTCACAAAATATGCAAAATAATTCTTTTAGAGTCGCAATACAATTGGGAAGTTATGATGCATCAAAACCTGTTTATTATACCCATATTGATAATCTAACCAAACCTATTAATAGGAGTATCTTTGAGGGAATTTTTAAACCTCAAAGATTTGGATTGACTGGACAAGAATATAATTATGATACCTATGTTTCTACTCTGAGGCAATCAATTACAAATAGAACGGATATTGTTGGCGAACTTGAAGATTATTTACTATCATTAGTCGATTATGCTGACAGTAATGCTTCTGTTGGGAGTTTTGATTCAAATGCCATTAGTAATTTACCACTGAATAATATTCGTAATGACTTTGGTGAATGTATTGGACCAATTTATTGTATAAGTAGGGGATTTAATACTTTAAATCTTGGAGTTAATAAAACAACATCTAAAATTTTTATCCCAACAAGATCAAATGAACCTTTACTTGATTATTATATTGTAACTCCAAATAGGTCAATTAAAGTATCTGCAAAATCTAGTGGGGTGTCTTCTAATACTCTTAAGGTTAGGGATATTATACCGTTGGTTGAACAAAATTCTTCACTTTTGGCACAGATGAGAAACTCACAAGAGTTTGATTTGATGAGAATTATTAATAATAACAATATGGTGCAAGGTCCTATTCAAGCTGCTGCTCGTCTTGGATTGTTGGATCAAAATGTAGCAAATTCCGTTTTAAATTCTTCTGCTACAGGATTTATTTCAAATCCTGAATTATTTGATAGTATCATTAGATCTGATCCTAGACTAGTTGGAATATTGAATTCTCAAAGAGGTGATTATTCCAGAGTTAGGATAACCCTGATGCAAATATCTTATGCTTGCGAAAGACTAGTAATTGATTATTCTAGGCAATCTGTAGCATCATTAAATTTTACCAATATTGTTAGAAACGCATTATCCAATGAAATGTTTTTTGTTCATCTTTCATTGAATAATATCACACCATCATTTACTCTTAGAAGAGCACAGGGAGTGGAGGGTCAAGCAACTATATCAAACTTGCAATTTAGAACTAAAAATGGATATGACTTTAAAAAAGATAAGTTAGGATTCAAATTATGAAAGAATATGTTGATGAATTGCTTAAAAATTTTAAGGGCACGTATCCAGAATTTGTTCGCTATGTGCATTTAGTTTTAGATAAGAAAATGTCTGTCAGTAAAAATAAACATAAATATAGGCAGATACATAAAAACATCTTAAAATATATTACTGATAACGAAAAAGTAATCATATCAAAGATAAAGAAATTTAAGTAATGAAAAGTTTTTCTAGATTTTTATCAGAGGCAACTGCATCACAGCAAGCAGCAAGACTTGGGTTGCAGGGAGATGGTCATGGTGGATGGTATAAGGATGGTGAGTTTGTAGCAAAAACTGTAAAAGGAACTCTAAAGTTTTATAATAAAAGGCAAGCAGTTGGTGGAAAAGACCCTGCACAAACTGAAAAAGAAAAAAATATTTCTGATCCAAATTTTGTAGATCCTGCACTTCAGCAGCAAGCACCTGCTCCTGAGCAGCAACCAGTTGCACAAGAACCTGCCGCTCCTGTTGGACCACCACCAGTCGAAAAAACAAAAGGAACTCTTACAATTGCTTTCGGTCGATTCAATCCCCCAACGATTGGTCACCAGCAATTAATGGATGTTGCTGCCCAATCATCCGCTGCTGATGGTGGCGATTATCTTATCTATCCTTCAAGAAGTCAGGATAAGAAAAAGAATCCATTGGACCCTGATACAAAAGTCTCTTACATGAGAAAGATGTTCCCTACACATAGTGAGAGAATTGTAAATGATGCAAATACTAAAACCATTTTTGATGTTCTAAAGAAAGCGCATAATGATGGATACACAAATGTAAGAATTGTTGGTGGTGCTGATAGAGTTAAAGAGTTTGAAAAGTTATCCAATAATTACAATGGACAACTCTATGCATTTGATAACATCGAAGTTGTTTCTGCTGGGGAAAGAGATCCTGATGCAAAGGGTGTTGAAGGAATGTCCGCATCCAGAATGCGACTTGCCGCTGCAGAAGGTGACTTTAAGAGATTTAGAGAGGGTCTCCCATCAGATTATTCTCGTAAAGATGCTCTAGAGTTATTTGATAATCTTCGCGGTGCGATGAATATTAAAGAAGGGTGGCAACTTTGGCAGATTGCTCCTAAGTTTGATTTTAAGACTCTTCGTGAAAATTATGTTGCAGAGAATATTTTCAACATCGGTCAGATGGTAGAGAATCTGAATACAGGATTAACTGGTCGTATTCTCCGCAGAGGCACTAATTATTTAATTTGTGTAACCGAAACGGGTCAGATGTTTAAATCTTGGATTAAAGATTTGGTTGAATATACCGAAGTTAAAATGGATAGCATGTATAGAGCACCTGGAAAACCAAATACACTTGCAGGTACTACGGGATTCTTTAAATACGTTTCGATGCAAACTCCAGGAGCAATTGGAACTGGTAAGGAAAATCTTCAATCTGGGGCAAAGGCATACGGAGTTAATTTCATAAATAAGTATAGAAAAAAGTAAAGTAGAAATTATTTTCCATGAAAAAGCATATTGCTGAGGAGCTCCCTGCAAGAAAATTTGCTCCATCTGCTCCTGCTGCTAAGGGTGGTGGGGATAATGAAAAGGGCGCGGGGGGAAAAGACTCTGCTTCTCCCGAGAAAAAAATTCGTCAGGCAGTTTATGATATTCGTTATCGTGCCAGAAGAGAGGACGTTCCTTTGAGAACTGCGTTTGCACAATATATGCAAAACAGCAATCTTGGTGGAAATGAAAGAGCTGCTGTAAAGAAAAAACTATTTGGTGAAGGTCCAATGAAGAATGAAGAATTCATTGGATCGGTAAAAGACTTAGCAATGGAAAGTGTTTCTGATGTAATGGTAAGAGTATTTGCCAAGGAAGATATTGAGGCACCAAAAAAGTATAAGGTTAGAGTTGAAGATAATAATGGCAAAAGTTATGTAAGATATGCTGATAGAAATAAAATTACTCAACTTCGTTCTAATCCAAATATTAAGTCTGTAGAAATCACTTCATATGGTGAGCCATATGAGGGTGAGAGAAAGAGAGGTGAGCAAACTGCCGCTGCAACAGCAGGTAAGGATTATGATGGTGACGGTAAAAAGGAAAGTTCATCAAAAGAACATGCTGGTGCAGTTCATAATGCCATTCAGCGTAAAATGGGTGGTAAGCCAGACGGTCAGGACACCAGAAAGACTGTTTCCGCTTCTTATGAACCAGAAGGTGAAGCACTGGATGAGATGCGTCGCCCTAAATTTAGATACAACAATACAGATAATTCAAAATCATCACGCAGTCATCCTGGCAGGGGAGGGGGTTCCATTAGAAATCCTCAGGCAAGATTCAATGCTCCAAACCCATCCACAACAAGTTCGGATTCTTCGAACGGAGATAATGTTAAAGAAGCAGTAACAGGTGGAAGTGCTCCAAATTTACCTGCTGGTGTAGTGAAGTTTGTTGATGAGTTGCCAAAGACTGTTCAAAATGTTGGGCAAAAAGTATTTGGGGCTAAAACCAAACCAACCAAACCAGCAGTGGAAGAGGCACACAAACCTGGGCATAAAAAAGGTGATGGAAACCTAGCAAATAATTATCCTCCTTATGATAAGGTAACTAGAGGTGATATTGTTGCAGGTGCTCTAGGCAAAGATCAAAAAGGTGGTAAGGCAAAGGTTGAAGAAGACTATCTTTGGACTGAAGCAAAAACTGAAAAGAAAAAAGTTGATACCTTACCAAAGGGCGAGTCTAACAAAGTAAAAGTCTTCCCTTCAAATATGGCAGAGAAGATGGATCTTGCTACGGCAGATATGGGTGATGTGATTAAAGATTTCCGCAAGTCTAAAAAGAAACAATTCAAAGGGAAATCAAAGAAGAAAAAGCAACAAATGGCAATCGCCGCTAAATTAGAAGCAGAAAGAAAAGCAGGAATGAGTGAGCAGTGCGATTCTCCAGTTGATAGATTTAGATCTAGACTTGCTGATGAATCTAAGAAAAAAGAAGTTGCTAAAAAAGAAAAGGAAGAAATGGATATTAGATCCCTTCCTACATCTATGAATCTTTTTAAGAATAAGATGAGAGCAATTGGTCTTAAGATGTCTTATGAACCAGAAGGTGAGCAAATTGATGAAATGCTTCCAGCACTCGCTGCAGGAGCTGCTCTTCTTGCTGCACCTGCGGTAATTAAAACAGTTTTCGATAAGCCAGCGAAAAAAGCACTTGATAATGCAACAAATGACCCAAACAGAAGATTGATGACTGGTGGAACAGTAGGGCAACTCAAACAAGCACAAAATAATTCTTATGAACCAGAAGGTGAAGTAATTGATGAAAGAATGGCAGAAGACAGGGGAGAACCAAGAAAACCACGTGATCGTGCTGTAGAAATTGTTAGAAATATGAATAAGGGTGGTATGATGACTCGTAGTGGTGGAACTGTTGCTCAACATGAAGCAGGAAGAGGTGTAAAAAAAGATAGAACCAGCGAAGTTAAACCAGAACCTCCAACAAATACACCTGCCAAAAAACTTGCTGCAAAAAAAGCACAACAAGCAGCAGCACAGAGAGCAGCACAGGATATGTACAAACCAAGAGCAGGTGAGTCTGACTGAGATAATATCTAAATAAGACAGGATACTCTTCACACGGAGGTCATCATGTCGGCACTCGTCGCTTGGTGTTTAGCAAATCAGGCTCTTATCGCAACTGCTCTTTTTGCAGTTTCGGAAGCACTTGGAGCAAACCCAAAAGTCAAATCAAACGGTATTCTTTCGCTCATTCTTCTTCAAGTGCAAGCACAACTGAAGAATAAAGGTGCTAAAGATTTAACTCCTTGAGTTAAGGATAAAGGGGACCGAAACTAAAGGTCTCCTTTTTTTATAAATATCAATATAAGAATTTTATAGGTAAGGAAACATGTCTCTTTGGGGCAATAAAGATTCGGTTTATTCAACAGGAACTATTTCGGTTAATCTAATTACAGGAATTGCAACTGGTGGGGTTGGTGTTGTCACCTTTACCTCTGCTGGTATTAGAACTGGAGATGTGATTACAGTTGGTGCTGGTGCTACTTATGGTTATGCTGTTATCACTGGATTTACCTCCACAAGTATTTCTTTAGCTAGCACTTCATACTTCGTTGCTGGACTAACTACTGTTCCAACAGGAACTGCTTATAATATTTCAGAAGAACCAATTTCAACACTTGGAAATTCGGTTTATAGAGCACCTGAGTCTAAGACTACAGGATTCTCAACAAGTCCAGTATTCACTGGTGTATTTGGTGTAGATACTACAGAGCAAGCTGTTGCTAACGCAGCTACTGGTAATGCTCGTAAGTTCGCTGCTCCACACGCTGGTTGGGTTGGTGTCATGACTTACACCGATACTCACGGAAATTTCAGAGTTAAAACTGAAGTATTGGTAGCAGGAAGCACAATCAACACGGATGCTGCTGACGACGCTCAGTATCCAGATAGCTGATAATTTGGTATGAGATTTGATGAATTGAATGAAGATAATTATCTTCTATTTGCTATTAAATTTTATGATAATCCCCAAGCAGTTACTAGGGATGATTTTGAGGACGATTTAAAACGTATTAAGTATATTAAAAGATTACTTAAGCGTTATAGGAATACAGGAGTTCTTAAAACTCACTTGATTCTTAATCACCTAATCGTCCTATTTAATGTCTTTGATGATGCAGCAGTCCCTTTGCTTCTTTATAATTTAGAATCTGACCTTTGGCCTGCTATTAAAAGTTTTTTGTTATTTTTAAATAGATTGCCTGAATATCCAAAAACAACTTTGCATTCTATTATTGAAGACCAAGAGTGTATAGACAAATTGCAAGAAGTTTAATGGACATTGATAAATTAATTTCTACAATTCGCACTCTTAAAGAAGAACCAACCGTTAATGTTGGTTCTGGAAATATCGCTGGAACTGCACCAGCGGGAGACGATCCTCCAGTTTTTAAGAAAGGTAGATATAGAAGTAACTATGCAAAAGGTGGAAGAGGTTCTCGTAGATGGTGGTTACAATTTTTAAAAGGAAGGTAAAATGTTTTCCCAAGAATCAAAATTAGCGGTTCTTGAATCTAAACTCGGTATTTATGAAGACTTATCCCGCGAAATGCTTGCCAAATTAGAGGCAGCGGTAGATAAAATATCAGAAGGCAATTCACGTATTGCTACAATCCTTGCGAAGCACGATGAGAGAATTGAGCAAAGTATGAAAAACGATGCACTTCTTGTTAAAATGATTGATGAAATGAAAGAAGATAATGATAAAGAACACAAAGAAATTTCAGATAGATTTGAAAAATTAGAAAGTAAAATAGAAGAATTATCTAAGTTTAAGTGGCAAATTGCTGGAATTTCTGCCCTAGCAATCTTTTTAGTTGGTGTTATTCCAACCATTAAAACCTTGACCCCTGCCCCTGCTCCTGCTACAATAGAAAGTACGAAGTAAAGCACCTTTATAATGGATTTGATTGACTCCAAGTACATTGGACTCGTTTCGTCACGCTTACAAAAGTTTAAGAGAGTCAAGGCAGATCTCTACAACTTCCGCTGCCCACTGTGTGGCGACTCTCAAAAGAACAAAAATAAAACACGAGGATATATCTATCCCGTAAAGAATAACACAAACTTTAAGTGCCATAACTGCGGAGCAAGTTTATCCTTTAATAACTTTCTCAAAGAGTTAGACCCTACACTTCATAAGCAATATACTCTTGAGAAGTTTAAAGAAGGACATACTGGTAGAAACTTTGTGGTTGAGGAACCCAAGTTTGAGTTTGCGAAACCAGTCTTCAAAAAGAAACTTGATTTACCCAAAGCATCAGAGAATCCTATTGCCAGAGAATATCTGGAAAAAAGGAAACTCAATCCTGAAAAGTTTTATTTTGCTGACAAATTTAAGGAGTGGACGAACACTCAAAAAGTTACGTTTGACACTATCGGTAGGGATGAGAGTCGCATTATTATACCAATGTATGATACAGACTCCAACTTGATAGGTTTTCAGGGAAGAGCACTAGGTCCTAACCCTGTTAAATATATTACTGTGATGCTTTCTGATGATTCGCCCAAACTTTATGGACTGGACCAAGTGGATTCTTCGGAACCCATTTACATTGTTGAGGGACCCTTCGACTCCACGTTTGTCAAAAATGCTGTTGCTATGTGTGGGTCCGACGTTGATATTAGGTCGTTTAATTGGAGCGATTATATTTACGTTTTTGATAACGAACCACGTAATCGAGAAATCGTCAACCGAATATCAAAAACCATCGACAGAGGCGACAAGGTGATTATTTGGCCAACATCAATCCAGCAAAAAGATATTAATGATATGGTTTTAGCTGGACTTAATGTTATGGATGTGTTAAAATCAAATACCTACTCAGGTTTAGAAGCAAAAATTAAGTTTAACAACTGGAAGAAAATATGAGCAACGGAACGAAAGTCGTTAAGAGAAATGGTAAAACTGAACCCCTTGATTTAAATAAACTCCACATTATGGTGGAAGAAGCCTGCAAAGACCTAGCAGGTGTATCAGCATCTCAGGTAGAGATGCAATCAGGCATCCAATTTTATGACGGTATCACTACCGCAGAGATTCAGGAGATTCTGATTCGTTCTGCTTCTGACCTGATTGATCTGGATCATCCTAACTATCAGTTCGTCGCTGCTCGACTGCTTCTGTTTGCCCTCCGCAAGCAGTTGTTTGGTCGTATGCACGAATGTCCTACAGTTAAGCAGCACGTCCTTCGTGCCGTTGGTAGAGGTGTCTATGACCCAGAAATCCTTGACCTGTATACCGATGAAGAGTTTGATAAACTTGAGTCGTTCATTGATCATAGTCGTGACTATCTGTTTACTTACGCAGGTCTACGTCAAGTCGTTGATAAGTACCTCGTGCAGGACAGAAGTTCTAACGAACTTTATGAAACGCCACAGTTTATGTACCTTTTGATTGCGGCGACAATCTTTTCCAAGTATCCTAAAGAAACACGTTTAGATTACGTTAGGAAGTACTACGATGCAATCTCCAAGCACAAAATCAACATTCCCACAC